GTCCTACCGCTAGACGATCCCCGAATTGTTATTTTTTCTCTTCTTCTTTGTAGCCTATAGGCGACATTACGTTGTGAAACTTTTCGGCTTCCCTGACACCTTGGATGAAGCTGGATTTATGGAAAACCCATCCTTTGGCCTCTATGACTTTTTTAGAATAATCACAAAGGCGCTGTAGATCTTCTCCAATCCTACCGTTCATTGGCAAGGCTTAGGTTCAATTGCTTCATGGTGTATTGAGTGCAACGGGCTTTTATGCCAACAGCGTCAGTTGCCGTGCATTCAAAAGAGTTGCTATTGATAGATACCATTTCTTCACTTGTTGCAACATATCGAAGCGACATGGCGCTGATAGCAACAATTAAAAACCATGCCCAGCCGCCATCAATGACCCAAGCACCTACTTTTTCTAGTAATTTCATTGTTCTTGCCCCAATAATGATTTGTGTTCTTGCCAGCAATGATCTATGTGTTGTTCTAGTAAAAACTTAGCTTTAATAGGATCTGTACAAAGTGTGTACAAGATTTCTTCAATGACCAAACGGTTATCAAGGATCTCAACAATTGTGTTGTCTTCTTCCCACTCTTGACGGGCTTTAAAGTCCGCGCTGCTAATGATTTTTTTAAGCGTAGACATATCCATTGCCGCTCATCTCTTTCATTTTGTTGATAGATGTTTCGATAAGAACATAGCCACAAATAAGGGCATTCCGTTCTTCATCAGACTTTGCAACTTTGCTCATATCTCTCAAAACCAGAGCATGTGCAGTGCGTTCTTTGATGATTGCTTGAAGTGTTTCTGACATCTTATAACTCCGGTATAAATGATTCGGTTTCTTTTCTACGCTGTTCAGCCCGAATGTGAACTTGCAATGCCCTAGCTGAGAAGATTCCCCAGCGTGAAAACAAACCCTGCATGTCCTGGCGGTCAATGCCAGCGTTCTCAAACATCTTGTTTAGCTGGTGAAGTGTCTTTTGCTCACACTTTTTAGGCGTGATGCCGCTTTTAAGGGCCTTCCTTGCCACTTCGTCTTTACAAGGTTCATAGGTGTAATCCGTGATCTTGTTCATGCTTCTCTCTTGTTGATTGCTGGGTCACACCCAGTGATTGCAATGCTAGACACGGTAAGACAGGATGTCAATAGACTTGACAAAAATAATTTGTGTGGCAGAATTTCACTGTCAGCGTGCAAACTGATGAAAGCCGATTGAACTGTCCCTGCCCCTTGTGCGAATGTTTTCGTTAAAAGAGGGGTTTGCACCGGGGGCAGTATCAATCGGTTTTTTATTGCTTGTTGTCCAGCCTGATGCGCTGTGAGTTTGTGAGGGGTTTACGTCCCTGCCCATCAGAAAAGCGTGGAAGATAACGCTCCAGGTACACCTACTGGATGCGGGTCAGACTTAGCAAGGGTACTGACTAAAAGAGCGTCCCCGTGGAAAACCGCCCTGCGCTCACTAAACAGAACTGCTACTCCGGTCACCTGGGGCTAACAATAGCTTGGGGAAAGTGGAAGAGATCTCAATTTTAGAGTTCCCTCCACCTTGGGTAGGATATGGTCTGAAAAAATAACGGAAGTCTTATGAAAATAGTGAAAATCACTACTGATATGTTGTTACTGGCGGCAATTATCGGGGGATTTAGGACGTTGACGGCCAGAAATTGCGGAGTGGCTGACCGTAAGATTGGGAAACAATCAGGTCTTGAAGGGGATCAGGATGGCTTTCTTGGTGAGCTAGCCTTTTGTCAAATGATGAACGTCTATCCAGATCTTGGGCTGACTCCACGATCAGGATCAGCAGATGCAGTTGTTGAGAAAGATGGCAAGAAATTTAATTTTGATGTTAAGACCACCAGGGTATTGACAGGACGACTTCTGGCGACTAAAAAGTTAAACGAAGACGTAGACATCTACGCTCTGGCTATCATCGACGGCGATGAGGTTAAATTTCCTGGCTATGCTTTGGCTGAAGATCTCTGTAGAGAGGAGAATTTGACCGACTTAGGGCATGGCAAAGGATATGCTTTAAAACAATCACAATTAAAGAAGTGGACATGAACGTACAATTAAGAGACTACCAAGCGGAAGCTATGGTAAAGATAAGGGCGTCCTTCAAGGGCGGCAACAAAAGAGTGATGGTCTACAGCCCAACAGGTAGCGGCAAGGGGGAATTGGCAGTCGCGCTGGCCCAGTTGGCACAGATTAACGGAAAAAAAGTGCTATTTCTGGTCCACAGAAAAGACCTTGTGAAACAACAATGGGAGCGTTTCGCGAAGTATCAAATATTTCCTGGCGTGCTACAGGGACAGAACACTAATAAACCGCATTCAGCGATCACAGTTGGCTCAATACAGACCTTCGCCAGCCGTAAGAAATTTGGATGGCAGTTCGATTTTGACATGATCATCATCGATGAAGCGCATCTTTGCGGAGGCGGCAAGCAATACCATGAATTCCTACGGACCCACTCTAATTTACCTGTTATTGGGCTAACCGCAACGCCATTTGCCAAAGGATTAGGCAAAAGCATGGGCTGGGGCCGCTTGTTTGAGGACTTTGTGATGGTGTCCACAATTCAGGACTTAATCAACAAAGGATTCCTAGTGGACTGTGAGATCTACGCCCCGTCAGAACCCGATTTGAGTAAGGTTAAGGTGGTTGCAGGGGACTATCACAAAAAACAGCTTGGTGAGGCTGTGAATAAGACTGAACTAGTGGGGGACATAGTCAAACATTGGTTTAAGCTTGGCGACAATAAACAGACCATTGTTTTCGCTACAAACATTGATCACAGCAAGTCCATAGTCGAACAGTTCACCGCACATGGAATAGCTGCGGAGCATGTCGATTGTTACACCAAAGAAGAACATAGGAACAGTGCCATTGATCGTTTCAGGTCAGGTGAGATAAAGATATTGTCGAATGTTTCTTTGTTTGCTGAGGGCTTTGACGCTCCAGAAACAGCCTGTATGATACTTGCCCGCCCTACCCGCAGCCTTATACGCTACATTCAGATGATCGGTCGGGTGCTAAGACCAGCAGAAGGTAAAGCTATGGCCATCGTACTGGATCATTCAGGGTCTGTATCACGCCTTGGATTTCCTACTGATGACCTTCCACTTCACTTAGACACAGGAAACGCCGCTGATGCGCCTAAGAAAGAAAACAAGCCTAAAGAACCTAAGGTCTGCGTATCGTGCAAATATGTTGACAAGCGTAGACAGCACAAATGCCCCAAATGTGGTTTTGCTCCAGTGGCCAAAGCGCAGGGAATCGAACCCCTTGAAGGCACTTTACAGAAGATTGTCAAAATGCCTCACGAAGCCAAGCAACAAATCTACTCTGCCTTGGTGGCATTCGCCGCTATGAAGAACTATCAATTGGGTTGGGTTTCACACAAATTTAAGCGCATCACTGGCATATGGCCAAAGGATCTGAAGCCAGAACCTGGCCCCATTCCTGACTTTGTTCACAAGATCATCATTTCTGAGCAGATCAAATATTCATATTCAAAGAAGAGAGCGGCATGAAAGTTTTAATAGCTTGTGAATTCTCTGGAATTGTAAGGCAGGCATTTCGCGCTAAAGGACACGATGCATGGTCTTGTGATTTGTTGGAAGCAGATGATGAATCTCCATTTCATATACAAGGGGATGTAAGAAAACAGTTGTTAAACAAATGGGATTTGATGATCGCTCATCCTCCATGCACCTATTTATCAGTATCTGGCATGCACTGGACTAAAAGAGGGCTTAGAGATCCTCAATTGACTGAAGACGCAATGGATTTTGTTACTTTCCTAATGAATGCTGACATTGAGAGAATTTGTATTGAGAACCCAGTATCAATCATTTCATCACGCATTAGAAAGCCTGATCAGATCATCCAACCTTGGTGGTTTGGTCATGACGCAAGTAAGAAGACATGCCTTTGGTTAAAAAACCTTCCTTCTTTAAAGCCAACAGATCAGCTACCAGGTGATAACAAAACCCGTAGGGCTAATCAAACGCCAAGCGGACAAAACAAGCTTGGACCCAGCGCGGATCGTTGGAAAGAACGTAGTAAAACCTACACCGGAATAGCAAACGCAATGGCAGAACAATGGACATGAACATTCAAGATTTATACGAACTAGAGATCCTTATTGTTGGTTGTGCTTTAAATAACAGGCAGCATCTCAAGGCTGTGGCTACAATGCCTGAATATTTTGAGGATAAGTCATGTAGGGAAGTCATTGAGTACATCAACAAGGATCAGTCATTCAACCTGTATGACATGTGCGTAGAACTCAACATCAATTTTGAATTGGCAACATCTCTTCATGAGAACAGCTACTGCGATACCGATACTTATATCTATCGCGTTATAAAATTGGCTACTTGGCACAAAGCCCGTCAGTCAATCAGGGAAGAATTAATGCCGCTCAACATGCCCTCAACACGGGCCTGATGCCTG